CTCTCGCGCTATCTCAAACGCCTGCGCATCCTCGGCTTGATCAAGCGTGTCGCAAAAACCTATCGCTACTACCTGACTCGCATCGGCCGATCTGCAATCGCAACCTGCGAAAAACTAACCGAGTGCGCCATCGTGCAAACCCTTGCTATGACTCAATAATCACTAAATTCTTGTCATTATTTGAGATCATTTAGCCGGTAAGAGACTAGATAGGTATTCCGTGATCCAGTGATATTCGCCACCCCGGAACCAAAACCGAGAAATGTATTGGCATAACCTGTGGTATTGCTCTGCCCGCTATACTGCCCAATAAAAGTTAATTGCTTCCCAATCTGTGGTGTTGCCCCCGGCGCATTTACTGCACCGGCATTTGCGCCGAGAAATAAATTATTCGTAAAATCAGACGACAATTTTACTGCCCCTGTACCCGTAGTAACGATCTGGGTGTCGCGTGTGCGCATCACGGATTCAACTGTAACAGGCGACCCGACCAGCGGCGAATAAAGGACTGCGCTTGCATTTGAGACATACCCACCACCCGCCCCCGCAATCGCCGCTTGTACTGCGATGCGATCCGCCGTGGTTATAGCCGCCTCGTTCTGTGCCAGTGTCGCAGCTGCGGGGGCGGCGTTGATGTTCACCGCATTCGCAATAGCAGCATTGATATTCGCCGAGTTTTCCGCAACTGCGTTTACATTCGCGATACTGCCGCCCACCGCGTTCACGTTCCCGATACTCGCAGCCGTGGTGTTGACGCTACCGATATTAGCGGCAGTAGTATTGATGCTCGCCACATTACCCGCAACCGTACCAACACTCGCAATAGACGGGCCGGCCAGTGGCGCTCCTGATGCGTCGAAGGCTAAAACGGTATTGGCCCTTGCCATTGATCCGGGGAGCTGAGCGCCGACTGACGCATCGGAAACAGGAAAGGACAGCGTTCGGTTCAGTTTCTCGACCACTTGTTGCACCAGCATCACGCAACGATCGGCCATGTCGTTCAGCACGGTGGCGAAGAAGCCGCCATTATTGGTTAGCACCATCGGCTGCGTGTTGGCTACTTGACTGGTCAAGGTGATAAGTATGCCGGTTGCTGGTGCAACGGTCATCGTCATCGTACCGCCCGGATTCGCATCCTGATTTGAATTTAACACCACGGTAAAACCAGACGTGAGATTCGATTCAACGCCCGCCGCATCGGTCTGCGTGATGACTAAATCCGCAGCGGTAAATATCTTGAAATTAAACGGGAAGGCAACGGTCACGCCGTTGCAAGTATAGGGGCCTGCTTTGCGCGTTGCTGCGGACGTGATAGCCATTTAGAACCTCTTGGGTAGTTGCGCCGAATTGTCCGCCAACTCGGCGCAAGTAAGGCAACCCGCCTATTTCTTCGGGGGTCTCACCAGTTTAACGAGGCCCCTCATACCCGAACACCAGCGCGGCGGGGTTGCTGGTCTTGCCGTCGTTGATTGCTTCCGCGCCGGTTATGGTGCGGTTCACCTGTGCGGAGGGTAGGCCGGTCAGGTCTCCCGTTACGTTGATGAACGCCTTGCGGAAGCCATCGTCAAACTCGCCTTGATACACCTGCTGCCCAGCCTTCGCCGTATCTGCGAACACACGCAGGCCCGCTGGGCCACTGTAGTCGATCTGCGCACCGTGACCTCCGGTCAGCGCCTTCGCGGCTGCGGTCATCTCCCGGGTAGCGGGAGACAGTCCGAGCAAGTAGTTAAGCTGCGAGGTAAGCAGCCACTCAGGCCATTGGGTGTCGTCGTCCGGGTCGCCAGGTGTCAGCGAGTGCTTCAGCATCTCACCGAGCAGTGCGGGGACCGTGACGAGCAGTAGCATATCCACCGCGAATTTCGCCTTACTGCCGGGTGTGTTCTTCGACATATACCCGAGGTTGAGACCCGTGTTCATGAACGAATAGAACACGGTGAACAGTTTTCCCAGCCAACCGGTGCGCTCGATACCCGCTTGATCCAGTACCTCGCCACCGCCCTGCGAATCCTTCACCACCTGCACGGCTAGGTCAGTAGATAGCTTGTCGTCCAGCGGATGCTCAAGGGCAAACTTCTCTTTAGCCGCCAGGTACGTCACCACGTCCACCGCCTGCTGTGTGCGCAGCATCAGCCAGTAAGAGTAACGCACTAACCACTCCTTCATGGCGGTCTGCCCCTTCACTTGATTGCTCACCTCGTTAAGCTCACGGAACCTGGTGCGGCTACGGTTAGCCATCCATTCCGATTCGGCTGTTACGTCACGGGTGGACTGGATAGGCGAGGCGATGTATTTAGCCAGGCCTTTGCCTACCCACTTTGAACCCTCTTTGAAACCGCCCAACCTGACGATAGACTGCGTGAGGCCAAGGGGTTGCATCGCCGCGCTGGTCACGTTGAACGCTAACCCGGCGGACGATACCCCTTGACGCAAAAAGGCCGCCATCTTATCGAGACTGTCATCCAACTGACGTTGGCCTACCACGATGTCGGTGCGCCATTTCTCTAGTTCCTGCTTCACTTCGGGGCCGTAGTGTTCGCGGATCGCGGCATCGATAGACTTGCTGCGCATCAGCTTGCTTGCATCCATCGCCCATTTCCGCCAGGCTAAATCGTGGATCACGTCATTCACACCGGAGTACAGCCCTTGCATGTCGAGCAGTAGCGGGCGACCGTGTACCTCCTCGACGCGACTTTTCACGAAGCTGCGGCGTGTCGTGTCGGCAGAGTAGGCGGCGCGCATCAGGTCTTTCGCGGTCTCGCCCGCATTATGCTGCTGTGCCTTAAGGCTGCCGCGAGGGTCGAACTTGATGCCGTAGTAGCCGCCGCGCAGGTTTAGCACCTTGCCATCAGACGTGCGAACACTGAACGAACGTGCCTCGATCCACTCAGGCTCGACACCGGTTGTTTCTTTCTCCAGCGCACCGATTTCAGGGCGGTAAGATTCGAGGTGATCCCATACCGCTTGCACTGCATTCCATTCTTTTTCGGACAGGGATTGCAGCACAGGCTGAATCGCGCTGACATCCATCGCCTTGATCTTCCCGGCGATACCGCCGCCGAGTAGTCGCTGCAAATTGGACTCGTTGCCGTAGTTCAGCGCCAGCGTGAACCGTTCGCCCCAGTTCAGCGATGTATTCAGCGACGGGAAGAACTTGCCTTTCCCCGCCTTGTCGGACAGCGGCACATCTTTCAGGATAGGGCGCAGAATCGCATCCAGCTTTTCGGTTGCATCCGCCCGGCGGGTGGTCTCGAAGTTCGCTGCGTCGTTGGCAGGGCGAACGATATAGTTCCACACAGGGCCGTTATCCTTGCCGCCGTCCATGATCCGCGCCCAAGTGGCAACCTTGATGTGCGCCGCGCCGAAGGCTTTAAGCCCTTGCCATTTCTTGCCGAGCCAGTCGGTGGCGGTGCGTGTGTCTTTCCCGCTCTTCGTGGCGTGGGCGTTGATGCTGGTGGCAATCGTGTCGCGGATGATCGCGTAATCCTGTTCGCCCTGCGCGGTGAGAATCTTGCGGCTGTTCCGTGCCTGCGTTTCAAGGGACTTGATCGTGTCCATCAACCCCCTGATCTCGCCCACCGTCATATCTTGATACGATTTCTGCTCGCTGCGTTCGATGCCGTCGGCCAGCAACAGCAAACGCTCGTCGTCATCAGTCACGACCAGATTGCCGTCCTCGTCGCGAGAGTTGATCTCGGCCAGATACTTGCGCAGCTCTTTGGGCGATAGCAACGACTCTGACAGATACGGCACCTCACCAACGGCCATGCGCGACTTGACGAACGTGCGGAACGCGACTCGGCTGTCCACGCCTTCGCCTACCGTTGCGGAGTTGAACGACTCATTCCCGAAGTTGAATTTACCGCGAAGCATGTCGATCTGGTCGAGGTAGCTCCCCGCTGTGGCTTTACGCTTCGCGGGTTTATCGAAGCTCACTTGATACTCGCGCGCCTTCTGTACGTCCGTCAGCGCCTCATTAGTGGACTTCACCAGGGCGTTATTCAACACCGCCGAGCGCTGGGCGCGAACGGCGCCCGCTGGGTCAGTCGGTATCAATTTAACCCAAGCGAGGTTCGCTTTGGCCTCTGCGGCCTCATACTGCTTCGGCTTGAGGTTGCGCACCATCTTGGCGGCCACCGCTGCATCGGCGGCTTCCTTCGCGCCCTTCTGGATCGTGCGGGCGGAGATAGGCGAGCCGGTGATAACCTTTAACCACGTCGCCATGAACTTGGCGCGCATCGGATTGTGGATCGCTTCACTCGCTGCCTGCTCGATAGCACGCGCATCGATGAGGTCACCGTGTTCTTCCAGCATGCGCTGATCGGTTCGGCCTTCGATCTCGTCTTTCATACTGCCCGCCGCTTTGATCGCGCCGCGCAGTTCGTCCGCCGAACTGAAGCCAAACATATCCGCAATCAGATCGGTGTCTCCCTCCGAAAATACGTGGGGCTTAGGGTTTTCTTGCTCCCACGCCAATACGCGACGCTCGGCCTCGTTAGCCATCGCCCGCTTATTCTTTGCGAGGTACTGACCTTTCTGGATACCCTTGACCGCCTGCGCTTCTGGCGTTGCCAAATACTCGGCCTTTACCTCAGCGGCGAGAGTGATAGCCTGCGCGTCGCGCTCAGCCGTCCACGCCTTAAGCGGTGCGGTATCACTAGGGTCAGTGCCGCGTTTTAGGTACTTCTGCGCCTGTCTGACCGGTGACGCCTCCACCTCAGCAGTGACCGCTTCGCGGATCACGGCACGCTGCGCATCTGCCTCGCGTTGCAGCTTGCGGATCATCTTTGACTTCGCATTGTTCAACCATTTCATGTTGCGCATATTACGTGCCTGCATCTCGTCTGTGGCTTCCGAGGTGGCAGCATCGCGCAGGTCTTTCAGCTCCTGCCATTCCGTATCAGACACGCCAGCGGGCTTCGTCTCGGGCATGAAGTAACCGCGTACCGCTTCGGCCTCCTTGATCGCATCTTCGCTTGCCAGCATGCGGTCGAATACAGTGCGCACTTCAGGTGTCAACTCCACGTTCAGGCCGCGCAGTGTCTTGTAGATACTCATCATCCACGACTTGATACGGCTGAACGCCGGTTGCAATTCAAGGCTAGGTGCTTTCCCTTCCATGAAATACGCCTCGAAGCCTCGCGCCAGTTGCTCGTGGTGTGGGCGCTGTTCGTCAAACGACAGGGCGTTCCATTTGTCGAGCGCGCTCACACCGATACCGCTATCAATCCCGCCTTTTCCCCGCAGCGTACGCGCTTCGGCAATCAACCGATCCCATTCTGGCGTGTCTAGCTTTCCACTTGCATCAAGGCTATTTAACTGCTTCTGAATCGCCTCATAGGCCTCTGCATTGACGCCTCTCGGTGATGCTTCGTCGTCCTTTATACCGAACCAGTTCAGCAGCTTGTTCATGTCGTCTTTGATCTTGACGGGTGCGTCGGGCTGCGATGCAATCTTCGCGTAAGTATCCAGCGCCCAGTGGCCGGTCTCGTGGATATATGTCGAGAGGTCAGCGTCTTTTAACAGGCCGATGGTGCGCGAGTCAGGGGCGAAGAACCCACGCGCGTCCTGGTCGAACTTGCCATCCTGAATTGCTTCTGATACATTGATATCTAACCCCGTAAACGGCGGAGTAGGTTCAGCTGGTAATCCTAGATTAGCTTCTGTGCTCTCCGGTAGCCCTGCGGGGTTTTTCTTTTCGACAGCGGCGTGATCGTAGTACCGGCTTCCGTCGGAATGATTCCGCACGAAGATGGTCACGACGTGAGGCACACCGTCAAAATTAATATCAGCTAAGTACGTCGTCACAGACTTCGGATCACTACGCCCCTTTCTGTCTGGCATTACCTCCGATTTTTCAGCTATGCCGATCGCCTCTTGAATATGTAGCGCGAGCGCCGATTCTTGAGTAGACGGAACGCCGTTGTGGAGCGCGTGTTTAACTCCTGCGTACGAAACTACAATTTTATCGCCATTTTTTGCACTTACCGTGACAGGCTTCGCATACACCTGGCGCAGCGTGTCCAGAACGTGATCACGCGCAACTCTCCATTCCGATGATTGGTACAGCACCTTTCCCTGCGCCTGCCGGTACATACCCTCGGAGGTTGAGAACGCGCGGTTCTTGCCTTTGTTCTCGACGAACCCGAAGCGCTTATAGAACGCCGTCAGGCGTTTCTTATTACCGCCGAAGTCGGACGACGGTGTCAGTGTGATGTGCTGCCCCGTCTGGTCGGCATAGTCGACCAGCTTCTGCATCGCGTCAGTGCCCTTGCCAGTGTTGCGCTCCGCTTCTGGCACTTCGATTCGGGACAGGGTGATGACGCCACCCTTTTCTGACAAGGAGTGCGTTACTCCAGCTTGATCGAGCTGGCCGCGCAAGTCGTCCAGTGTCGGTTTGGCCGGCTGCTCAAATGTGCCAGACCCCGCACCGGTAAGCGTCTGCCCGTGCTGCGCATGGAATTCTTCCGGCGTGATGCCGTGATCCTGCGCCAGCGTGCCGATCATCTCGCTGTATATCTTCGCGTTGACCTTGTTCGCTTCAGGCGAGAAGCGCCCCGCCTCGTTGTGCTGGGCGAGTATCTGGTCGTACACCGCTTTCTTCGAGTTATCGAAAGCCGCGCGCTCGCTAATTTCCTTGATCTCCTTGCCCGCCTCGTCGGCCATATCCTGCGCTTGCGTCTGTTGCTGCGCATCCGCTTCTGCTTTGGTCATGCCGTCCGGTTCGACCTTCAGGTGCTGCAGCAACGTATCGCCTATCTTGCTGGCGGCGATGTGCGTCAGATAGTCAGCGGTCGAGATGTTGACATCGCCCTGTGTCTGGATCGCTTCTTGCAACTGACTTGCCACTTCGGGCATGGTCTTTTGCAGTTCTTCCATGCCGATACCAGCGGCCTGCATTGACTGTGCGAACACTTCACCGTTGACGTACACGTTCGCCAGGTGGCCGTCTTCGGTCACACTGTTCACGAACTGCTTGAAGTCATCGGGTGCGAGGTCGCGCGTCTGGCTGGCCTTCGCGTGTTCGCTTGCTGTTTGCAGCGTGTTGAAGTCCTGAACGGCCTGTTCGGCTTTGGCTTGTTTCTCGTCACCTTTACGCTGAAGGCGCATCGCCCCGTGTGCGAGGCCGCCCGTAGCAAGTGTCTGCACTACCGTGGCGATGACCGTCTGGCCTTCATCCGGTCCCAGTTCCTTGACGTAATCATCCATCGACTTTTCAGGGTGCAGGTTCAGCCATTCGTTCGCGTTCTGCCACGCAGTCGCGGCAACTTCACCCGGCACTTCCGTGGCGAGCTGGTGGCCCATCAACTTCGTAAATGACGATCCCGCCTTGATGTCTTTCAGCAACAGCCCCATCGGCAGCAACTCGGTCAAGTACTCCGCGCCCGCATCCTCGATACCGTAGGTAAGCGCCCGTGCCGACGACGCACCCGCATCGTGCGCCTTGCCCATCGCCTGACCGCCCGCCTCGCCTGCGCCCATACCGAGCGCGAACTGCGGGTTTCCCGTCGCAATCGACGCCGCAAGTCCTGGAATCATCGCACCCAGCGAACGGAAGCCGCTGGCCACGCCACCCTCGGTGAAGCCCTCCGAACCGTAGTCGCCTTGTATCGCCTTGCCCGTTGCCTCCTGACTCTTGCGCAGCCCGCTGAAGTACGCTTTCGCGGCATCGGCACCAACAAGCCCCGCGCCCGTCTCAGCCATGCCCCACGCCGCTGCGTTGAAGTCGGTCAGCACACCCGCTGCCAGTGCACGGAAAGGACCCGCCACTTGACGTGCCGCACTCTGAGCGAACGTGCGCTCAAGGCCTGACAGATTATGCAGATCGTCCTTGCTTACCGCTGCGCGTTGTGGGTACTCTGCTATGTGGTCGCGTAGCTTCGGGAACTTTTCAAACAGGTCGTGCGCGCTTTGCCGAGACAGATCCTCCTTGAACCTGTCAGGGAATTGCGCCACCACGTCAGGAGTCGTGCCGTATTTCTTAGCTACCTCGGTGTGCCACGCGGCTTGTTCGGGCGTCGTGTTCGCGGAGAACGCCACGGCAAGTGCCGCGTGTGAGCGCGCTTGGTTATCGGCAGCGTCCATCTGCGCGATTACTGGGTCTAGTTGGGTTGATTCCTGCTTGTCCATTCTTGCGATGATGTCATCCATATTACAACCCCTGTTCTATCTTGTAGTACCGTTGTATGTTCTCCGGCGTGGGCGACTTGCCTGCCGCTTTCAACCTAGTGGCGATGCGCGACTGGTTGGCCTTGTCAATTTCAAAGCCCTGCGCGCGCTGCTCTGGGGTCATCTGATACGGCCGGACGTGAGTCTTGAACCAGCTGCCGATGCCCGACCCGGATAGCACTTGATCCGACACAAGGCCTCTAACTATTTTGTCCGAGTCGGCTTGTGTCAGCCTTGGGTTATCTTGCTGCGCGGCCTGCACCGCTTCCCGCGCCGCCGCGAGGAACTTGGCCGTTTCCATAGCCGCCGAGCTGCCTTCCTTTGGCGATAGGTCGATACCCGCTGCCCTGACGAATTCCGTAACAGTATTGAGCTTTAGCGATCTGTTTATCATCGCGTCAGACTGCATACGCTTCGTGTCTTGCTTGGTCATCCCGTTGTACGTACCCAACAGGTCGTTAAACTGACTCTCTGATACCTTACCCCTCGACTGCACTACGTCTAGCTGTGTAAGCTCGCCGCGCGCGGCCTTCTCGTGCAGGTTCATAAACAGCACGGGGTCGCCGTTCTTTCCTTCACCGCGCGAGATTGCGCCGGAGAAACTTACCGCGCGAGCCAGCCCCCCTTTGTCTTTGAGTGCTGCGTATATTGGCCTCGGAAGGTCATCCACCGTCGTACCTGGATGCTTGATAAAAAAGTCCTGCATTTGCCCGTCAATGTTCGCAGTGTGCCTATCGGCAGCGTCCCGCTGCTTCGCCGCATAGTGTTCGATACGGCTCTCAATCCGCTCACGCTCAACGCCGTCTATCTTGCCCGCCTCGAAGTCCTTGCGCACCTGCGACTTCTGCGCGTTCTCTCCGCGCACCGTGTCGAATAGATGGTCTGAATATGTCAGCACACGGTCCTGTGTGGCCGCTGCGTGCAGCTTGCCCTGAATATCATCGCGCACCGCTGGGCTTAATTCGCTTTTCACCTGGTCGAAGTAGCCCTTCGCAATCTGCGTGCTGCCGTCACCAGCCTTACCCGACTCGTACAGATGGCCGATGATCCCGACGTAAACCTTCTCCATATGAGCCTTGACCATCTGGGCACGCACGTCAGGTGCGGCATTGACGCCGTACTGGAGATCGACGATATGGTTCGCTTCTACCTTCGCGGTGCGCAGATTCTGCTGATACGGAGAGGCTGCGTTTTGCGTAGCACCGACGGGGGTATCGTCTTTTCCGGCGAGCGGGTCTTTACCCTGCGCGATGCGATCCTCTGCGAACTTGGTGGCCTTCTCGACGATAGAGTCCGGCATTTGCTCTTTACGGTCAGACGGGTCATGCGTCATCAGCCACTTAATTTCCGTAGCGTTTAAGGTAGGCACCATGCTCGGCACCTCGACCTCCTTGCCGTTGATCTCGACGCCAATAGATATTTCGCTGGATACACCGCCATCTGGACGTTTCAACACGCCGAGATAACCGGCTCCTTTTTCCGAACCGTCGGGGCGCTTTCCCCAGGTAGATTTATCCGGGTTGGTATCTCGTTGGAAACCAGCAACTACCTCACCAGACTGGTCTGCCAGAACTGGGTGATCCGTGATCGGGTTATACAACGTCTTGGCCGAATCGCTCGCCGCATCCGCACGCGAAGTGGCCGATGCGATGCCGTACACCTTGAGCTGTTGATCCTTGTGCGCTGCCGCTTTTGTCGCAAAAGCTTCATATCGTGTTTCGAGTACGTGCTTCGCAGCCGCGCGCTGCGCATCGTTATCCAGTCCGTCGAGCGCTTTCTGCTTCAGATCATTCAACGCCTTTGTCGTCGCGTCGAATGAGTCCACCGCATCGCCGCCCATCTTCGTCAGGTAGGCATTGGGCGATGGGTTCCCATTGCCGTCTGGTGTGCCGTGCAGGATTGCGTTCGCGCCGGTCATGTAGGCCGTGTCCGCATCCTTCGCCTTGTTCTCGTTGACTTGTATCTGGTGCGCGACATCGATGTCGTTGAGCGTGTTAGCAAACTGCTGCGCCGCTGCCCCCATCTTGACCTGCTGCTCAGCTCCTATTGAGTTTGCGGCCATGAGGCGATCGGGCGTGGTCTGGCGGGCGGCAGGAAGTGCACCAGGCGTTACTTGGGGTATGTCGTACGTTGGGACTACGGCGGGCATGATTAGGCTCCTTTAGTTGCTGCTGTTTTCTTGTAGTTCGCTGCCGCAAAGCTGGATGCGCTACCCATCAACGAGGTAAGGCCTGCATACGTTGGGTCGATCGCGCTGGCCGATGCGCGGGTGGCCGCCGCGTTGCTGGTGTCGTTCTGCGCCTGCACCCGACTCGCCCAGGCCGAACGCGCGGCGTTATCCCGGATCGTGAGCGCGTCCACCTCACCCGTGTGTACCGTCGTGGTGAGGATGTCAGTAGCCGAGCCTTGCCCCAGATCGATACCGTTCGCCGCCAGTGATGCGCGCTGTGCGCCGAATACTTGCGCCGTCTTGAGCCGTGAGTTTTGTTCTTGCTGCGCACCAATATTCAGCGCCTGCTGCGCCTGGTACTCAGCGACCTTCGCATTGTTATCCGCGACGGCTGCCTCATAGCCGAGCGTTGCCTTCTGCGCGTTGGCTTGGTTCATCGCGCCCACCATGGACACGCCCGCGCTCATTGCCATTGCTCCGCTCATCTCAACCCCCGCCTAGTGAAACTTCTAATGTGATGCTGGCAATATCCAGCGGTAAGGGATCGTCCTGCCTGACGCATATCTGCCCGCTGGTGCCGATATTGCCGAGCAGTACCATCTCAACCTCATCGTTCACCATGCGTGGCGCAACACCGTAAGGCTCGTTCGTCCGCTGTTTGTACGGTACCAGACTGGTAAAGCTGGGGCCCGCCTGCAATCCGCTGGAAGTATTCAAGCGCAGCCATACTTTATTGACGTTCTTGGTGCGCCCCTGCGCCATGGCGGGATCGACTTGGGCTGCCACCGGCATAGTTTGGATATCCGCCTGAATGGGGAGGCCGACAGTAATCTTGCTGGCGGGCTGGCTGATCGTGATCGCCCCACCGGTGACGACCTGCTGCGGGAATACCGCACCGTCAGCCAGGATGCTCACCGTACGTCCTTCGAGCCAGGTGAGGCCGCTCACTGTGGTAGCGGGCGCACCGGTATAGGCCGCCCCACAGTCCACGAAGAACGCGTCATCCAGTAAGGTGAAATTGCGGGTGTGTAACCGCTCGACGTAGCGTTTCTGCGCGCCACCGATGGTGCGCCGAACGATGCAGTACAGCATGTCTTCGTCATTCTCAGTGATGATGCACACCGCCTCGAACACGTCGCCATTGCCCGTGTCGTGCTGGTGCCACGCTGCGATCTGTTGTTCGGCCACATAGGTCATGCCGAGTAGTTTGCCCGTGGACGACACGCACCACAGGATAGGCACAGGCCCGCGACAGTAAGCCATATCGACAATCTGCTTGTAGTCGAACAGGTGCGGGGCCAACAGGCTGATATCCGCTGCGATGTATCCGTTCGCCTGCCAGCTGTAAGACATCTCGCGAACGTGACCGCCACGGGCGGATACATACAGCACCCGGTTGTTCACTACCACCGGCGTGACATTATTCGCGCCGTTATAGGATTGTGGCTTGACGCTTACCGTCGTTGGGGTGAGCGCACCGCTACCGACGGAGGCCACACGCCACTCACAACTTGCGGTGAGGAGCAGCATTTCCGCCGCTGGGATGATGTGCTTCACCGCGCTGGCTTCGCGCGCCGCGATGCGAAAGGCGATGCGGTTATCGTCGCGCACCGGTATCGAGTAGGACATATCCGACTCGGTACCCGAACGGGTGAACCACAGATTCTGCGGTGCGTTGTTCGTGCCGCCGAATACACGGCGCTGTTCAAAATAACTGACCGCTGACGGGTAATCCCCAGCGGCAGCAAAGACCGCGTCAAATATCGGCGGGGTCTTCGACACGTCCGCCGTGATGTTGTTATCCACGAAGGACAGGCCGCCAGCTTGCCCGATGTAGCCCAGGATGCCGTTGCTTAGCTTGTACACGTTATATCGCACCGGCGCGGTGCCAGCGGGTGCCGTCCAGGTAATCGTGTTGACATGTCCCGCGACAGTAAGATCGTTCGTGCAAGTGGCTGCTGCCGTCGCGGTGGACTCTTGCAAGTTGCCCGCATTAACCGATGACACGTAGTAGCTGTACGACACAGCACCGGTGAGTGTTGGTGTCGCCACAGGGGACGTTGGACAATTCGTTGGCGGGTTGAAGCTTGGCGCGGTGAATGTCCAGCTCAGCGCCCCGAGGCGTCGCAGCTCCATGACCGGGTAATTTGGGTGCACCAGCGTCATTACATCAGCCGACTGCACGTAATGGATGTCTAGCACATCGGCCGCTGTGTAGCTGTTCGCAACTTCGTACGGTACGGTACCGGACATCAGTGTCGCGGCCTGTGTGTGGAAGCGGAAGTGTCCGGCACCTACCTCTATCGCGAAGGTCTGCACATTATTGAAGCTGAACGGGATTAGCCGTGTTGCAGATCCGGAGTTTTTCACCTCCAGCACAAACTCAGTCCCCGGACGGCTATCCACTGGGCCATGCGGTAGCGGGATGAAATTGCGGCAAAGGGCTAGCCCCTCGCTGAACTTGGCAAAGTCTACACGCCCGAACAGTTCGGGGGTAAGCTCGCCAGCGGAAAATGCGTGGTCAAGTATGCGGACGGCCATGTTATCGATTCGCGATAAACGACGGCGTGTGTTTTACGCTGAGTCGGCGCTGGTTCGCATCGGACTCCACGGCTTTCTCAAGCGCTGCCTGAAAGAACTTCAACTGCGCCGCACTCTCGGCTCTACCGTCTGCGCCTTTCAGCAAAGGGCCCGCGAGCTTAGCGGCCAGCAATCGGCATAACGCCTCAGTGAATAGCGGTGAGAACTTCGTGCTGTCCGTGATCGCAGCGGAGTAGCGCAGCACTGCATTAGGCTGGTTAGTCAGCACCATATCGCTGCCGTCTGCTGCTTTCTCAACGACGAATTGCTGTGCGGACGCCACGGCCATAGTAGCGCCAATAACGCCCAGCATCGTGTTTGCCAGTGGCATGCCCACCGCGTAGTCATCAGTGACCAGCGGGTCCATCACTTCCAGATAGTTAAGTACGTCAGACGGGCCAGCATAGGCGTAGAGCCACGAGGCTGTCGGGTTGGCGATCTGCGCCAAGGCTACACGCGTTGTGGCGAACCCCCACGGATGCAGTTCAAGTAACTGATCGCGGGCTATTGGGTAGAAACGGGAGCATAACGCGGCCTGCGCGCTACCATCAGGGGGCGAAATACTAGCTACGTTGGCGACGTCGCCCAAGTAACTCAGCGCTAAGTTGCAAACGTCCGCATCGGAAGCCATAACGTACTCCAGCTAAAAAGAAAGGGGGAGGCAAACGCTCCCCCTTTATGAATCGCGCGGTTAAACGCGAGGGAGGAAACTAAACCAGAGACGCCGCATCCGCTTCGGCTTGAGCCTGTGCGTCAGCACTAGCCTTCGCCTTTGCTTTGCCAACTGGCGTAAACCATGCGTCCTTGCTAACGTCGCTATCCGCCACCTCGAACACCTCGCCCTGCTGGCGGTAGCAACCGTAGAAACCATCTTCCTTTGCTTTGACTTGCATTTCTTACTCCTTCAGTTAAGCGACAGAAAAGCCAGACGGACGCGACATATTCCGCTGGATACCCAGAGAAATGTACGCACTGAACGCGCCTGCCGTCAGCGCAGCAGTACCGACACGCCAGGCGACGCGGGTATAGCGGCGCAAACCGGTTGGCGGAGCCGCGAGCATCAATGGTGCGCCCGCTACCAGCCCCGCCAGTGCCACCACGGGGCCGACAGCTGCATCGGCGAAGGTCACGTTATCGGCGCTATCTTGCAGCACAGCTTGAACGGTCGCAGCACCGGCAGACGTGGCTGTCGTTGCGACGACAGCATTAACCCACAGGTTATTTTGCTGGCCCATTTCCGCCGTGTTCGCGTCGCCCGAGTCGTAAACGTTCGTGCTGGGCGTGTCACCCACCGCAGTAACCAGTTGCGCCGTGGCGAGTTTGGTGTTGTTGTCAATCATTCCCATTTCATTCTCCTTGTTAAACTACGCGGGCTTCAGTTGAGAGAAGCTTGTCGATGGTGATAACAGGAACGCCCTGGAACAGCACCGTGCCGCCGCGAATACCCGTGCCGCTACCGGCGACGGAACCCGCGCCGACATCACCGAATTGATTCAACGCAGCCGTGAAGCTCAAAGCGTTCTGGCTCTTGTCCAGCGCACCGATAGACAGCATTTCCTTCACGGTACGGTTGCACAGGAACACTGGTGTGCCCATACCCATGGATGGGATGCGAGCCAGCGCGCGAATCATCAGCTTATTGATCCAGGTAGCCGCCGTAATTGCCTGCGTACCGGCTTGCGTATTGAGGTCGGTGGTGTTGATGTTCGCGATACGTACGACATAGCGCCAGTCGGCAACGTGCAAGCCGAATTTCCATGTCCACATTTCGGCCAATGCGCGGAAACGATCACCGTTTTCATCAAATGCGTCGATTTCGCCCAAATCCTTTTGCTGAAGACCGGCTTCGGAGTCTTTCGGGAAGATGCCGCAAGCGGTGTTTTCACCAAGGACAACCAGCCAGATCGATGTGTTGTTTACGCCCGTACCGCCTGCATCGATGATGTTTGCGGCGGATGGCCCACCGCTTGCGATGGCGTTGTATCGCGGGGTCAGACCGAGAATACCGTCGGGATTGACCGAGGTATCACCGTAGATCAACTGTTGCGCCATCGTCTGATTCATCGCTTCGATGTACGCAGCGGCTTCTGACTGGCGGAACGCGTTAACGCTGCCGTTCAGCTTTGCCAGATCCACGTCGATCTCGTTACGTGCCTCGGCCATGCCGCACACGTCCTCGATTGTGTTGCGACCGCTCTTGCCGACCTTCACGCCGCGATAGAACGAGCGCAAAGTTACCGTTGGGAGACCCGTTCGCACCGATGCCTTGTGTCCGGTGGGGAGGTTGCCCATCTTCCACGGCATGTAATCGAGCAGTTGATTGCTCTGATTGAGCAATTCAGCCACCGCCAACGGTTTACCGTCGGGGCCGAAGGTTCGGGCGATATCGACCAGCGTATTGCGTCCAGCATTCAATGGTAAAAGTGCCATTTTCTAACTCCTTGTTAAATTTTATTTATCGTACAAAACTTGCTGAATCGTCTTGTTGCCTGTTGTAGCCTGTCGTGCGCCACCTGGGACGAATACGTCGTCTGATATTGCCTTTCCCGCCCGGTAGAACGCCCGAATAATCTCGGGGTGATCGCCCAGACCCGAGGTGTTTAGCAACGTGCGCAGCTCGGGTGTGCCAAATGCACTAAGTGCTTTGTCAGCTACCGCGAGTCTTTCATTCAGCTTGTCGCCCCCGATCTCCTTATCGGCCTTCACCTGGTCTACCAGTTCGGCGCGATACTTTGTCACTGCTTCCTGCTGCGCTTGCGCGGTGCGTTCGGCTAGTTTCGGACTGAGCTTGTCGACAATCTTTTGCGCTGCGTCCTGTGACAGCCCCAACTCCTTCGCCACGCTAGAAAACTCGCCGATGACGGCATCGTCTAAGACGAAGCCTTCGGGAGCTTTGAAATCGTAGGACTCCGGTGCGCCTTCGGGCTTTACACCTTCAGCGGCTGCGGGGTCAGTTGCCTGCGTGGTGTCAGCAGTCTGCTGAGCATCTGCGGCAGGGGCTTGCACTTCAGTCGCCTGTTGCTGTGCGCCAGCTATCTCTGCGCCTAGGAGCGCAGCAACTGGTGCGGGTGTTGCGTCGCCGGTAGGTTGTGTGTTCCCGGTGGCTGCAATTTGGTCAGTCATTTTGATTCTCCGTTAGCATTTCGGCGTACCGCGCCGGGCAGTGCGCCATGATTTTTGCAGTGAGGGCTAGGCCCTCGTTGCGCATGCCTTCGTTAAAGGCCATCTGTAGTGCGTTGGTGCTGAAACTCAATCGCCACAAGCCAGCGCGTGTCAGCAGCTGGTGCGCTACTCGGCGACCCCGTTTACCGGACATCAACCAGATAATGTCGTCCCGCTCGACGCGCTGCGCATTACGCGCCTTCTCGTCGGAGGTCTGACGCTTATCTTCCTGCGTCGATAAATCAAAAGGGTCGTGATTGTTCATGGCGCGAAGCGTAGTACAAGACTTGCAAGGTAAGGCAACTAGGAACCGTACAGGATGCTGGCAGCGTCGCGCACCTTGCCAATGACTTTCAGACTCATGTCGGTTATCTGTACCGAGAGACTCACGTCGTTGCCCTTGTCGTCCCCATCCGATTCAACTGATTCGGTCGAACTGGTCACGATGCCCTTTGCCTGAATACCGACTTCCGTACCCGCTTTGAGCGCGCTGGTTAAACCCAACGCCTCGCATTGATCTTCGTCGATATAGATGCACAGGCCGCCAGGGTATTTACCCGGCATGTAGGGGGCGTAATCCATGCCCTCACTGCTTTCTCGCTTCATACTGGTAAGTGCCATACCGATGCTCCTTTGAAAATTATGCGTAACCGCTGAATTGATCCATGACGCTGCCGAGCGCGTTGGTCGGTGCTGGCGCTGGCGTGTTGCCCAGCTTTGCCGCGCTATCGGCTACCGCTTGCATCTGTTGCGCCTTCGCGGCTTGCGCTTGCGCCTGCGCCCGTTGGTGGCGAATCAGCGCGACCTGCTCACTCGCGACGATGATTTCGGGGTCAACGCCCAGCATGTCGCTGTACATATCAGCCCACTTGTCCGAATCGAACTTGTCCAAAACGTCAGGCTTGTACTGGGCGATCTGCCCAAGGTTGCCGACGAAACGATCCACGCCGTTGGTAGCAATGGCGCGCTGAGCCTGCGCCAGCATGCTGACCAGTTCGACGTTGATTGCCTGGCCGTGCAGTTCTGGGGGAGGTGGCGGCACAAGGCCGCCGGTGAGCATCTTGTCGAAGGTGGACGAGACGAGCGGGTCAAGCAACTCGTTGTGCAATCGCTCCAGCACGGGGCCGAGCATAAGCATCTTCTCCTCGTGCCGCTCGGCCACCTCTGTGGCCGTCATGCGCGTGTTATCCATGCTCGAAATCATGGTGAACAAATCAGCGTAGAACGCGCCGTTGATACGGCCGCGCACATCCTGCATGTCCATCAGTAGGTGTTGCAGGTTGATGTTCACGTCGAACATCGTCTTGATACCCTGCGTGCTGCTGTTCGCGTCAAAGTAGGTAATCCCACCCGGCAGGCGTTCTACTTCTCGATTCTTCAACGTGGCAGGAACTTGCAATGGCGGGTTCGTCATGTAATCGATGCCCTGACTCTTACGCAGCTGCTGCTGTTGCAACTGCTTCACGTCGCCCAACGCCAGCATGCCGGGGCTGTTGCCGTAGATGTCGCCGCCCGACACGTCCCAACGAGGGGCGAGGACGGGGAAAGCCTTGTAGCCTGACTCGCGCAATGGCTTGTTCGGATCGCCGCTTATCTCGTAGTAGATCGACTTCCACGCCATGTTGAGCGAATCTTTTTTCGTCGCGTCTCGATCTTCGCGTGGCTCAATTGCGTGAATGATGCGGATGTACTGGTCGAGGCTGCCACGATCGAACAGGTTCTTAGTCAGCGAACTAACGTTCTCAATGCCAAACTCTTTCACTACCTCGCCGACGGTGCGCTCAAACTCGCGGTACATCGTGCAGACGTTGCCCTTCCAGTCCTGCGCGATGCAGTACTCGCCGACGGTAAGCGGATGGTGATGTATCACGTTTTTGTAGTCATCAGCCATGATGATGGCCGACGTGCCGAACGCGCCCAGCTCACGGTATGAGCCGTGCAGTGCACGGTAGGTGTTGGACTTCTGGAAGATATTCAGCATGATGCGCGTGCATTGCGCGAGCCATAGCTTCACGTTTGCCGATTGCATCAGATCCTCGTCGCTGGTCGCCAGACGGAACCAGGGGCGCGCCGGTGAAGTCAGGCCACCCATTAACCCGGCGGCAAGCGTATCAAGTGCGCGCGTGCCCGTGTTGTCGAGAATGTTGTTATGCCTGCGCCAGCCTTTGTTGTGGTCTTGCAGGAAGTATCGCCCGTTGCGCGGCAACAGATACGTGGTGATCTCTTGCCAATGCGCGAACCACGTAGAACGATCCGCCTTGAGCTGACCGAGGCGGGATTGTATTAGCTGGTTCTGGGTGCGTTCGCCCACGTTAGCCGCCCAGCAATGACTTCTTGCTCAGCGTCAAGCTGTTCGGATCGACACCGCCCGCACCCGTCAAGATCGTAGAGGCCGCGCCAGGTGCGCCGCCTGCCTGACCTGTGCCACCCATTGCCGCCTGAACGCCTTGCACTTGTGGCGCGCTGCTGGCCTGCGGTGGTGCAATCGGCGCTTGCGGTGCAGGAATGCTTGGTGCTTTCGGTGCTAGCATGCTCGATACCGCCATCCCGCCGACCATCCACGCCGCTGCTGTTGCGACTGCTCCGCTCATATCAAATCCCCTATAACTATTTCGTTTTCACCGAGGCGCGACATCAGCATCTCGTAATCATCTGTAAACTCGGCCTCGGCATCAGATACCGTGACGGCACGTGTCGGGAAGGCCATCGATATGTGCGTATCCGTGTGTGCATAGAACGCTTGCTTACGTCCTCGCTGTGCGGGCAGCACGTTGTAGCCTTGCAGGTTCAGTACGCCCTCGCCCGTATAGACATCGGCATCGCCACACACCGTTACGACCGTCGGTATCTTGATACACGCGCCCGTCATCACGTGCCCAGCGGGCAGCATGATTGTCCGCACGTACATTCCGGCGTGGAGTACGTGCTTCGTGAGTAATTCTGTTTGTGGCGCGTCAAGCACCCGCACCTCGAAGGCTTTCACTTGCGCGATAACCTCGTCGGACATCGTCGGTAACGCCTGCCTGACCGTTGGGATCATTTGAACGCCTTAAAAAAAACCCGGTTAGTTTCCCGGTAGGATGACTGCGCGGCCATAACGGCGGCGAGTTGACTGCCGAACGGTGTGCTGATAAACAAGCCAGCGGCTCCGTTAGCCTTAGCTGTGCGTTCTGCTGCTCGTTTAAGCGCGAGACCCGCGCCGGTGTATCGGTAATCGAGATGTACGAACCACGACTCTAGCGTCGCGATCTTGGTGCTGTAGTGCGGGAACGGTGCGACAAGTACATTCACGAAGCCGATCAACTTGCCGTTGTGGTACGCGCCAATCATGTGCTGCAATCCGCAGCGGTCAGCAGCCAGGTAGTGCTCGGTGTCGGGTGTCGGGCTGGGTAAGCCCTCGACTCCTGATTCAGCGGCGTATGCAGCAATCAGTCGCGGGAACGCGGGGTCCCCAGCCACCTCAGCATACGAACAGTTCCGAATCTCGATTGACATCACGCACCCCTATCTCATGTTTGCGAACGGATCATAGTCGGCACTGTTTTTTGTAAGGCAACTCTGAGCGCGCGCAACTGGGTCATAGTCGAGTGGGTGGGTCGTTTTCGCCGGTGTGTGCCGCTTCTTCGCCACCTGATACGCGAAGGTCAGCGCCAGCGCATCACCACGATTCGGGGACTGCTGGCCGCGCTTCTTCATGTCCTCCTTGCTCTCCAACTGGATCTTGCCATCCATGCGTGGCACGGTCTCAGGCCCGATCAGGTCGGAGTACAGCACGTCATCGTCGGGTATCGCGCCGCCTGCTTTCAGCCAGTCGCGTGTTGACGTCCACATCTCGGCGCGCTTGTTGAGACAGCCGGGGTTATTCGATGCGCCACTGAACCACACTAGCGTCCAGTCACGTCCGAGTGTCTGGCCGGCGCTGGCAATGCCGGTGCCGTAACCCGCATCGATGAACACTGCATCGGCGTTGTGTTCGTCCTCAAGTTGTCCCAGGATGCCCGCAATCTGGATATCGTTGTCGTTCTTCGGGATGGTGCGCAGGATCGAGAAGGCAAGCCCCTGGCGCTTGGCGATCACCAGCTCGTCGTCACCTGACCATGCAGGGTCGCAGGACAGGATGACCGGCGCGAAGTTGTAGGCTTCTGGTCTCAGGCTCTTGCCGCGTGCAGCATCCACATCGGCCACGGCGATGAACTGCTTGGCGGACATCGATGGGAAGATGCCGCGCACCCGCACCTTGACGAAGTCGGAATCGATTCCGTAGTCGGCAATCCACTGCTCAATCTGCTGCTTGTTGGTGATCGACACGTTGCGAGAGTCGATCTGGCGCGTCGCCCAGCGGTGGCGCATCTTCAGGAAGCAATCGCGAAACGCCCCGCTGTTACGAGTCGGGTTACCGAAGGCGAAGAACATCGGCTCACCGTCAGTGAGTCCGCCCTCTGCCACCTTCCAGATCACGTCAGGGATCGCGCTGGCCTCGTCAAAAATGTAAAACGGTGTGGATGATGCAGAGTGCAGACCGGCAAACGATTCGCTGTTCTCCTCCCGGCAAGTCTGCGCGTTGCACTGCCACGAATCGGGGTGCTGCTTGTGGTACATGCGCATCGATCCGCGTCCGGTTGTGACTTCGAACCAGTGACCCGTGATGCACTTCTTCGTCCACTTGGCAATCTCCGCCCAGGTCTTGCTCGATAGCTGATCCGAGGTGTTGGCCGTCACGATGCCCTTGGCGTGGGGCCGCGTGGACATGATCCAGTCAACCAGCCACGCGGTCATTGCTGACTTGCCGATGCCATGGCCTGAAGCGGTGGCCAGACGTAGCGCATTGACCGCATGAACGCTGTCAAAGTCGCGCTCACGGGTCATGTTGCCAACTTCGGTGAGGAAATCGCACGCCCACAGATCGGGGCCGTACTCGACGTCGTACACGTAGCAATACGGGGCTGCCAGCTTGACGATCTGCAAGGCAGGATCGTTCGCCCAGTCGTATGCGTACAGCACGAACGACAACGGGTCATGCTGAAAACGTGCCATATCCTGCGCTAGCAGGAGATCAGGATGTTCAGCCGCCACTGCGCTTGCGTGCTGCCAGGATGGTGTTGGCGATGTCGATCTGCCCGGTGACGTTCACGTCCGACCGTTCGCGGTACTTGTCCGGGCGGTGCGCTTTGAGCAGGAAAATTGCCAACGGATCGGAGTACTCCTTGACCGTGGCGGGGACTAACTGACCCAGATCGTCGCGTAACAGCGGTGCCAGGTGCGGCGGGTAGGGTTGCCCTGTTTCGGGGTCGACGGCGGCGTAATCGCGCTGGTAGGTGATTTGGCCTTGATGCGTGAGTGGCCTATCCGCACCCTGAAAGGCTCGCCGGTGGACCATGGCCTCGGCGTTGTCGATGCCCTCTTCGAGCGCTTCGTCCCAGGCGCTGGAGAATTCAGGATCTCGGTTCTTGATGTCGTACATCACCTTTCGAGCATGACCGATGAGCCGCGCTGCCCGTGTGACGTTGGGCATCTCGCTGAGGTGGTGGAGAAACTGCTCGAGTTTCTCAGGAGTGATTGGGCGGCCTTCTGACATGGGCACACCCTACCGCACTCCTTCGGGGGTAAGGCAACTTACCGCCGTTCGTACCGGCAGAGTCGGCTTACGTACCCCTTCGACAATTCAAACTTTTCAGCCGCTTGCTGCTGGGTTAGTTCGCCGTGCTCGACCATCCGCCGTAATAATTCCACCTCGTGGTCAGTCAACTTTGCCCTGCCGTGTTGTTCGCCGTGTTTGCAGATTTTTACGTGTTGCATGGTCGTCCTTTCTCGCGTGTAGCCGTGGGGTGTGTAACTCGTATATTTTCGCGGGTTGGCTTTTGGTCGTCAGTTTTTGCGAATTGGTACACAGTCACGCTCCACGGGTTTCCCACAACACAACACCCCCCTAAAGGGGAGTGTGGGTGTGGTGTGGGGAAAATCCCCCATTTGGCAAACCACAACCACAACACAGAAGTGCTAACTGTGGGTGTGGTGCGTATTAACTCGCGTATTTTTACGACCAATTTACCCGCGAAAATATGCGACTTCATGCCGCCACCCCGCTCGACTTCAGCCTACCATCGCACAATTCAAGCTCACCACGTGCCACCAACGCCTCGATAGAACGCTTAAATACCTCCGCCCGACGATCCTTTTTAGGGTCGCTGTGCGCGATAGATTGTTCCAGCATCGATGCGATAAGATCGCTGGCCTTGATGCCTTCCTCAGGGTTAAAAGCGATTTCGCTCATCATCCGAAGCGCAAGGATCTGGTGCTCACTAAACTTTGGCGCTTTGGCCACCTTGATCTTTTCAGGACGCGCTGTAGTTTCGTTATGTACCAGCACACAGCTCTCAATCGGCTCATCTTCATCATCGAAGCCCACACCGACCGTCTCGAGGGCAAAAGCAAACTCCGCGCCGTCTTCGCCGTCCTTCATCTTCACAACGGACGCCGCGCGGTAGTTGTCTACCCGTATCACCTCGATCACCGCATCGGCTGCTGCGTGGCTACCTGACCACCCGCGCGCGCCCTTGCTGCTGTCCTTACCGGCGTGATGTATCAGCACGACAGTCGCACCGGTGAAGTTGTGCAGACCACGGCACAGCGCCAAGGCCGCGCCCATTTCTTCGCCGCTGTTCTCATTAGCCCCGGGTGTGACCTGCGCCCAGGTATCGATGAATACCAGTGTTGCGCCACAGGCCTTGATACCACGCGCCAGCGCCACCACGTCGGCCTTGCTGGTCATGTTCGGGGCTGCGTCCAGCGTATAAAAGTGAGTTTGGTTAAGCTGGATGCCATGCTGATGCGCGTAAGCTCTCATGCGATTAGCAAAGCCGCTCGCACCTTCTGCGCAGACGTAAGCAACCGGTGCCTGAGCGACTTTGTGACCGCGCCACTCAATACCCCGCGCGACCGCCATGCCCAGATCCAAAGCAAAGAACGATTTACCCGACCCGGATGCCCCGAAGATCATCACTAGGGGCGATTCAGGCAGAACCTTCTTGATGTGCCACTTCGGGCTGGGGCGATTCGTGTACACATCGCCCAGGACAAACTGATACTTGAGCTTTGGCGCTTCTTCCGCGTCGGGATCATCAACAATATCCTCGAACAGATCAGGCGCGCTATACCCCACCGCGTCGAGAAACTCCTGCTGACTTCGCTTCTCGCACCCGGCATGCAAGCACTTGAACGCACCATGCGCGTGACCGTTGGTGTGCGCCGGGTAGTAGACGGTCTCAGTATCGCCTGAGTCCATGGAGTGCTGATCTTTCCACGGACAGACGATGTTCATCTTCTTGTCAGCACCGATACCCAGCACCAGCTGGGCGGCGATCAGGTGCTGCGCGATAGGGTCGACGACGATCGCGTTATTCAGAACTTCATGGCGCGTGCTGATTTTTGAAGTAGTTGCTGGCGCGACACCGAATTCAGCGTGTAACGCCAACCAAAGTTCCTCGAACCGTTCTAAATCCAGTTCTGGTATGCCCTGGGGGAGTCCACCTTCCCATTCATATCTTGCCCCGCTTGTATGAGTGCCACAAGCGATGAACTGTTGACCTGTGCCAAGGAATTCAATAAGACCTTCTGATGTTGTAAAGCTGCGTTTCGGTAAGTCTCCGTCGCATCTGAAAACGAGCAAAAACTTTGATGAATTACCCCGTCCACGTCTGGGGAGAGATCCGATCCGTCCAGCAATGAATCCAGCAACAGCGTGTGCCTGATCGGGGTCTTTAATGTCGATATCAAGTGCTCTAACACGCCGTGACTGTATGCAGATTCCATAATCCTTCTCCTTTTGCCATGTTGAAATTTCGTTAAGTGTCGTGACGTGATCCGTCCACTTCGGGATACCGACCACCCGACGCGAACCATTGTATAGACTTGGCACCTTGCCCAGCCCCTTCAGTGTTGATCCTGGTGCTATCTCAGCATCGAGGTTCGAGACGACGGGTAACAGATCCTCGGTGAGCTCAAGCCCCCACACCAGGGTGTTCCAATCATCAGGCATCGCGCCCGCCCGTTGTTCAGGCATTGTTAATACATTAGGCATATTCGCCCCCCCCCCCCGTTTTTATTGTTGTGACACAGAGTTATGCGGGTAGGGACGCTAATCCCTGCGATTCCCTGAGATTCCCTTAGCCTCCATGAGGCCCCGAAGTAGAGTGGCTTCACGTTCACGGCAAGAGGCCCATTCATGCAACACATCGCGCACTATCTCACTACGCTCCTTGCCAGAAATACGTTGCTGCGCTTCGAGCACCACGTCAGTCAGTTCCGTGATTTTTGCGCGAAGGTCTATAAGTTCAATTGTCATGCCTTGCCTTTCAAGAATAAAAAAGCCTGTGGCGAACCACAGGCGAAAACACCCAACTGGTTTATGAGCTGGGTGGAGGGGGTAAGTCTTTGTCGATAAGTTCAGGCCAGATCAGGTGCCAGTCAGTTGGGCGCAGGTCTTTTCGGGTGACCTGACCTTTGGTGGCTTGCTCGATGGCTGTACATATTTTTTCACCAAGCGATGCGCTACGTACACATAGACGTTTGCGCAAATAGCCGATAGTTGTGCCGCACCTATTCGCAAAAGTGATCTGCTCGATAGGCGTGAGAGTTTTTAAAAATTCGCGTAGTTTATCCATGCGTCATTATTACCCATAGGTAAATACTCGGTCAATACCCAAAGGACATTTAGATAAAATCGATAAAGGATAATAATCATGACCATGAAAATATATGAAACACGCCGGGCGATACTGAAACAGCTCATTAACGAAAAGTTTGAGGCATCTCAAACGAAATTCGCCGCCAAAGTAGATAAACAGCCCGACTACATTTCGCGTTGCCTATCCGGGAAAAAGAATATAGGGGAGGAAATCGCGCGTGAGTTTGAGGAAAAAACAGCGCTACCCGAGGGTTTCTTAGATGGTCGCGCAAACACACCGGTGCTTACCCCAGAAGAAGCAGAGTGGCTTGCCCTGCGCAGGAACTTAACCACAGAGCTAAGGGCTGTAGTATTCAAGATGGGGAATTCGCTTATTGAACCAGAAGGCAACGGCGGTGACGCGCCCAAAGCCGCCGCCAAATAACGTGATCCAGTTGCAAATACAGACGGAGTTTAAATTTTAGGACTGAAATATGAAAACGCTAGCCATTCTGGCCGACATAATGGGTTTGTTCTTTGTCGCATATCTATTAAGTACCGTAGACCACCTAAACATCAGGCCGACCGAGGTATTTATATTATTAGCTTTGATTTTAGCGCCAATAATTAACCTACGCGCCCTCACCATGAAGCCCAACACACCCGACGGATCGAAACCGCTATCGAAAAGTATCTGGAGTAGAACCCTCGCTCGCGTCGCTACTAAACGGCAAAAACAGGCGTTGTTGTCCGCCGTTTTTATACTGCCCGTCGCGCTGTATATGCACGACACTGAATACGTCGGGCACACATCACCCACTACCGTGGTCGCTATTATGTTTTTCGTCTTCGCAGTAGTTTCCGCATTTACACCGCTAATCGAATGGGCAAGCGATTCACACAACGCCAATAACTAATTGATTTTACTAATTAATGCTAGACTTCCTGAAATCAGTCTTTGGCTTTATCCCCCACCTCTTTACCGTTTACGCTATCAACGCCGAAAACAAGGCGCTTAAAAAAGAGATAGATCTGCTCGAGAGCCAAAAGGAAAAGTGCGAGCAGGAACACGCCGACTATAAGCGCCAGCAAAGCGAGGCCTATGATGTCCTCAAGCGTGAAAACGAAGTGCTGCGCGAAAAACGTATACATAAAATACCCTCCGAAAATGAACGTGAAACATCACGCCTTAAAGTTTTGAACTACGATCCGTTTGAGCGTATCAACGCCAGGTGAAATAAATGAATAACGCAAACGATCTATTAGAACTTGAAATCGCCTTCCAGGCTTTCGCACAAATAACCATCGACCTGTTAATTGAAACAAAAGTTACGACGCCAGACGCTTGGTCTTCTCAGTTGCTAAAAGTAGCTGCAATTCTGCGAGAGAACGAATCCGTCCAGGCGGCGAACCAGCTAGAGCGCCTTGCTGTTTTTGCTGAGCAGCGCGCATCTGATCAAGCACTGCGTGATCTACCCAATACAGCATCCCATTGACCGATACCCAGCATCGCGGGCGGGTAGATTGACGCGCACGTACTAAGCGCTGCGCTAAAACCGCTTCAATTACCGCCCTACCAACCACTAGCACCGGATCGACGCCCAACATATCGGAATACAGCGCCGCCCACTTTTCTGAATCAAATTCATCTAGCACTTCTGGCTTACCCATAACACCCTCCTAAATTGAAACCCGCCCAGTGCGGTTTTTTTGCATTCTACCTCACCGCGTTAAAAATAATTACCTGTAGGTATTGACGATACAATTACCCTAAGGTAATATCAATTCCGTAGCAAAACAATCTATCAGGAGATCAAAAATGCAAACCGCTGAAAAGCAGATCGTCGATCTGCTCACCCAAGTGCTAAAGGTCGCGCAAACGCTGGTCAAACAGCGCGATACCACCCAAACCGCAGCGCCAGTACCCAAACGTTCAAGGCGCGTCTCTGCGCTTGGCGTTGGCATCTTCCCGATGCAATCGAAATACAACCCGTATCGCGCGTTTCAGTGGGACAAGGAGTTACACAAGAACATCCTGCTCGGCGGCTTCCCGTCTATCGCCAAAGCAAAACAAGCCCAGAAAGACTACCTCGCGGGCCGCCCGATCGCCAGCGGCACAAAAGCTGCAAAAGTAGCCTACGCCAAACCGACACTCGTTAAGAAGGCGGCCTGACCATGTACCTGCCGTCCCTTAACGATGAAGAACTGCTGCGTTACGCAGAATCTACCCAGAACGCAATCACGTCCACCAATCTTGAAACCGAGTTGATCAAGCGCTTTGCTGACCTACTTGAAAACCAAGACGATGCACGCTTGGCACCACTGGACGAGATCGATGCAACTGTCGAAGACGTCCAAGCATTAACCGGCGCACTGATCGAGAGCTGCACAGCCAGCGCAAAAATGCTGACCGCAATCAACGACGCAGGTATTGATGATCTCGAAGATCTGAAAACCGCACTAGAAACCGCACGCAAGTTCACTGACTACATCGATGAAAACGCCGGTGCAGTCGCCTTGCTTCACGAATTAATCATCTCAACCACCCGCTAGGACAATCATGAAAACCACGATAGAACTGCACGGCATCACGATCGAGTCTGCCGACGTGAACGCGACACAAACAACCCCTGCCCCGATAGCTGCCCAGGAAGAAATCTACATCGGCGCAATCATCAACGCTAAAGGCGAAGGTCATCACGTCTTTCTGCTACCCGGCGATCACGAAGCCAACTGGGTGGATTCACTCGAGTGGTCGAAATCAATCGGCGGTGACCTGCCGACACGTGTTGAGCAAGCACTTCTCTTCGCAGACTTCAAGAATGAATTCGAGGAACGCGCTTACTGGTCAAACGAGCAGCACGCAGCTTATTCAGGTTGTGCCTGGTATCAGGACTTCAACTACGGCTATCAGGACCTCAACCGCAAGGACGGCAAGTTGCGCGCCCGCTCAGTCCGCAGATCGAAATTTTAAAAATCAAACAACCAAAGGAGAAAAGCACCATGAATAACCCAGAACTAAACGAAGGTGAAATCTACGCGGGCATCCTGCTGGGCAAGGATGGCGAGCAGGATCAACACATTTTCTTGCTCCCACTACGGGCAGACGATGCCGTGACGTTCAAGCAGGCGCAGGAATTCGCTAAGGCAACTGGTGGTGATCTGCCAACCCGTCGCGAACAGGCACTGCTCTTTGCGAACTTGCCTGAGCAGTTCGAAGAGACCTGGTACTGGTCTGGCGAAGAGCACGCAGCTAGTTCAGGTTTTGCCTGGTATCAGGACTTCAGCTACGGCAATCAGGACTACGACCGCAAGAACGACGAGTTGCGCGCCCGCTCAGTCCGCAGATCGAAAATTTCCGCTTAACTCATTCAAACTAAAAGGAGCCTCACTATGTCACTCGAAGCAGCAATTCAGGAAAACACCAACGCACTCCGCGAACTGATCAGCCATATCTCAGGATTGAAAGCCGCGAACGACGTATCGACAACAAAACCGCATCTTGCTGTTGTCGAAAAACCGGCCACTAGCAAAACCGAAACGAAGGTTGAAAAGGTTGCCGAAAAAGCTGCTGAACAGGCGCCAGCAAAAACCCTGACGTTTGATGATGTGCGCATCCCGTTCGTTGCGATGGCGACTAAGAAAGGCAACGCCGCCGTTATCGCTGTGCTGGCGCAGTTCGGTGTTGACGCAGCAGCTGGTGGCAAACTGTCCAATATCCCTAGCGAAAAGTGGTCTGACGTTCTGGCCGCTATCCAGAAAGCGAGCGCCTAATCATGGCTCACGCGATTCTTTCGCCATCTGGTGAGCACCGTTGGGGCGCATGCCCTGGCGCGCCCGCAATGGAGATGGACAAGCCCAACACATCCAGCAAGTACGCGGATGAAGGTACAGCCGCCCACTTCTTGGCGTCTGAGTGCCTGACCTCTGGCGTCAATGCGCTGGCACATAAAAACCGGAAGATCTTTGTCGGAGAGGAGATCACCGGCTGGGGCAATAACATCGCCTTTTGTCTTAAAGAAAAAGGCTCTGACTTCGAGGTGGATGCTGACATGGTTCGCCACGTTCAGGTGTATCTGGACATCGTTCGCGACTATGCCAAAAGCGGACCGCTGCTGGTTGAACAGTCCCTACCGATTGACCATATCACCGGTGAAGCCGATGCCGAAGGGACTGGCGATGCCGTTGTACTTCCCGACGGCGAGATCATCGTCATCGATCTCAAGTACGGTCAAGGTCTGGAAGTCAGCGCCGAAGACAACGGCCAGCTCAAGATGTACGCCCTGGGCGCGCTGAAGAAGTACGAAATGCTTGGGGACTACAAACGGGCGCGCCTCGTTATCGTTCAGCCTCGCATCAACAGCCAGCCATCTGAGTGGGATATCTCGATCGACGATCTCGTTGTCTGGGGTGAAGAGACCAGCAAGCGGGCAAAAACGGCATTGATCGCACTTGAGTTTCGCAGCAACTGGATGGGGCGCGAGCTTCAGTATCTCGTCCCTGGTGAAAAGCAGTGCCACTTCTGTAAGGCGAAAGCAACTTGCCCGGCACTAGCCGCCAAGGTAGCGGAGACCGTCGGTGCGCAGTTCGAGGACATCACGCCCGAGCACATTAAAGAAGAAGTAACGGCAATGGCGAACGATGACGCAGGCCTGCTTGGCGCGATGATGAAATCGGTGGACCTGATCGAAGACTGGTGTACCGCGATCCGTGCGGAAGTTGAGCGTCGATTGCTAGCTGGCTCGCCGGTCGGTGGCTACAAGCTGGTACAGGGCAAACGCGGCAATCGCGCCTGGACAGATGCAGAAGCTGCTGAGCAGATGCTCAAAGGTATGCGTCTGAAGACTGAACTGAAGCTCGAAGAAGATCCGATCTACACCTACAAGCTGGTATCACCGACTGTCATCGAGAAGCTGCTGAAAGAAGCCAGCCCGAAACGTTGGGCGCGTCTGCAACCTCTGATAGGCCAGTCCGAAGGCAAACCATCCGTCGCCGTTGAGTCTGACAAGCGTCCCGCCCTGGTGCGCGGTGCGGATCAGTTCGCCGACGTCATCGATGCGGAGGCTTTCGTATGAAAGTAATTATCTGCATAGCCCTATCGGTAGTACTCATACCGTTTACGTGCGCGGGGTTCGTCTATCGGCTGGCCGCTACCGCTCTGCGCGTTGGGATCGACCTCGCGGATGACTTGATGCACTGGACTGAGCGATGACACCGGCGAAGAAGCACACCGGCCCGCCACTGGCTCGAATACTACCGCCTGAGGCTTGTACCTTGCTTCAGGCGGCGGCAAGAGAACCACCGGAGTCTAGGGCAAGAGCGATTGATGCCGCAATCGACAAAGTGAAGTTGAAATACCCGCAGTTTTTTAAATCAGAAAAGGAGTAACACCATGCAATTGAACCACGTACGTTTGAGTTTCCCTGACATTTTCCACGCTGTCGAGTTTAAAACCGGCGATGGCAAGCCACGCTTTAACGCCACCTTTCTGGTTGAGCCTGGTAGCGAGAACGATATCAAGATCCGCAATGAGATCAAGCGTTGCGCCTCTGAAGCCTACGGTAAGAAGGCTGAAGCCTATCTCAAACAGTGGGAAGGCAATAGCCAGAAATTCGCGTACCTCGATGGCAACCTGAAGGAGTACGACGGCTACGAAGGAATGATGTACCTGTCCTGCCACAGCAAGGTGCGCCCTGGTGTATTCGATACCGACAAGACCCCACTGGTTGAAGAAGACGGCCGCCCATACGCTGGTTGCTACGTGGATGCGATTGTCGATATCTACGCACAAACCGGCGAGAACCCCGGCATCCGTGGCGCTTTCTCAGGTATCCGCTTCCGTGCAGACGGCGACGCATTCGGCGGCGGACGTTCAGCCAAGGCTGACGACTTCGCTGACATCACCGAAGGGGCAGAAGCAGAGTCATTCGTGTAAGCCGACTCCCAATCGGCATTTGGTAGAGCGATCTACCCATCAACGTCTTACGGGTTTCCTGATAGTTCCCGCAGGAGGTTGGTGGATTAGCGTTCAAACAAGGAGATTCACATGTGCACACATAACTGGACTACGACAGCGGTAGAAGGAAAAACCCGCGCTAAATGCGCTCGTTGCGGCATCGTCCGTACCTGGACGTTCGTACATAACTCGAAGTTTCACCCCGAGAAAGTACCTCACACAGTGCCTTACAAAATAGAAAGACCGGCAGCGTGAACTACTTCAGCGATAGCGACGATTCGCCCGACGACGATACCGACGAAGGCGTGACTTGTAGCCGCCGTGGCGCAACCGGCCTGAACTGGTTTAACACCGGCGTGCGCTGGGTACTGATCGGCGACAAAGGGCCGCACCAATGCCAGAAAACAGCATCAGCTAATGATTTCAAGGATTAAATGAGACTTTACCTAGACACTGAAACGTACTCCGAAACGCCGATCACTTACGGCACATACCGATACGTTCAGGATTCCGAATGCATGATCGTCACTTGGGCGGTCGATGACGGCCCGATCCAGTGCCTCGATCTGACCGCGCGCGATCCTGAAGATGCGATCCACTTCGCGAGTCTGCTGTCGTGTATCGACAATGCTGACGAGATCGTCGCGCACAATGCGATGTTCGACCGGCTGGTAGTCAATCAGCATATCAGTGAACAGCCGCGTGAAAAATGGCGCTGCTCGATGGTGAAGGCATACGCCCATTCTCTCCCTGGTAGTCTGGACGCGCTGTGTGGAATATTGAAAGTTTCACAGGCTGACGCCAAGCAAGACGGTAAGAAGCTGGTACATCTGTTCTGCAAGCCGCGCCCAAAGAATATGTCCATCCGCCGCGCGACGCGTGAGACGCACCCTGAAGAGTGGCAAGCCTTCCTCGAATACGCGAAAGCGGATATCTCTGCAATGCGCGAGGTATACAAGCGCCTGCCGAACTGGAATTACTCAGGCAACGAGCTGGCGCTGTGGCACCTTGACCAGAAGATCAACGATCGAGGTTTCCAGGTGGATGGCGACCTCGTGACCGCTGCGCTCAATGCTGTTGCATCTGAGCAAGGTCGCCTTGCCGCGCATACCGGCACGCTCACCTCGGGCGAACTGACCAGTGTCACAAAGCGCGAGCCGTTGTTCGAGTACATCCTGGCTGAGTACCGGGTATCGCTGCCTGATCTGAAGATGGCAACCCTCGAACGCCGCCTCGCGGATCCGGATATCCCCGACGGGCTGAAAGAGTTGCTGCGCGTCCGTCTTCAGGTCACCACGACCAGCACCAGCAAATATAAATCTCTGGCACGTGGCACAACTCGCGACGGGCGGCTGCACGGTACGCTCCAGTTTGATGGCGCTGGCCGTACAGGTCGCTGGAGTGGTCGCACCTTCCAACCCCAGAACCTGCCTAGCCGTGGTCTGCTGCCCGCCGCCGAGATCATAACGGGCATCGATGCCATGAAGGCGGACGTCGCGCACCTCTGTTTTGAGAATGTGATGCACCTCGCCAGCTCCGCAATTCGCGGCTGCATCGTCGCCCCCGAAGGTAAGAAGCTGGTGATCTCCGACTTGTCGAACATCGAAGGCCGCATCCTCGCCTGGCTCGCCGGTGAAGAATGGAAGCTGCAAGCGTTCCGCGACTTCGACAACGGCACGGGCGCTGACCTCTACAAACTAGCCTACGCGAAAGCGTTCCGCATCCGTGTCGAGGATGTCGATAAGCACATGCGCCAGATCGGCAAGGTAATGGAGCTGGCTCTCGGGTACGAGGGCGGCGTCGGTGCGTTCCTGACGTTCTCGCTGGCCTACGCCATCGACCTCGAAGAGATGGCCGCTGCTGCCATCGAATCCCTACCGGCTGCCGTCTACGAAGATGCCGAAGGGTTCTATAACTGGACGGTGAAACAGAATCGCTCGACGTTCGGCCTGAGCAAGGATGCCTTCATCGTGTGCGATGCCTTCAAACGCCTGTGGCGCTTAGCTCACCCGATGGTGTCAACGCTGTGGAAAGAGTTGGAAGCCGCTGCGATCGAGGCCACCGAGAATCCTGCCGTCACGATCCACTGCCGCCGCTTCAAGGTTCGCCGTGACGGTGCATGGCTGCGCATCGGCCTGCCCTCTGGCCGCGCGCTGTGCTACCCACAACCGCAAGTCGAGAACGGCAAATTATCGTACATGGGCACAAACCAGTACACACGCCAGTGGGGTCGCATCAGCACCTACGGCGGCAAGCTGGTTGAGAACTGCACGCAGGCCGTAGCGCGTGACGTGATGGCCGCCAACATGCAGCGGATTGAGGACGTGGGCTTTGAGATCGTGCTGACCGTCCACGATGAAATCATTACGGAAGCGCCCGATGACGAATGTTTTAACGCTGGTTTGTTATCTGACTTGATGACAACACCGAATGCCTGGCACGCAGGCCTGCCCCTCGCGGCGACAGGTTTTGAAGATTATCGATACAGGAAAGACTGACATGCTGAAAATACCTACAAACTTACTCAATGCTATCAGCCAGTTTGCCGCTACGAAAGAACTGCGCGATTACCTGAACGGCGTAACCCTTGAACTGCGCGGCGGTGTCTTGCGCATGATGGCTACCGACGGCGTACTGGTCGGCGTGTGTTTGCTGCCAGATGAATACCCGCCAGAGGAGGCTGACGGTGCGTGGATCATGCCGAAAGCCATGGTCGAGGCGATCATCAAGTCAAAGGTCAAGCAGAGCTACGTCACGATAGGCCCCGACAGCGTAACAAACGGATCAAGCGCAACGCTCAGTGTCTCGCTCAATGGCGCGCAGCTGTCATTTCGTGCGATCGAAGCCCGCCCGATTGACTGGCGGCGCGTCATTCAGATCCCGAACATGCCGGTCGCGCCGAGCAACTTCGACGCGGCACTGCTGGGGCGCATCGCCAAGGCGTCAAAGCTATCAGGGTCGAGCAAGTGGGGCTATTTTGGGCTTCAGCAATACGGCGATAAGACAGGGCTGTTCAGCATCGATGGCGTGAACATCGTCGGGGCAGTTTCACCACTTAACCCAAATACTACGCCCCAGTTCAGCGCGACCCTACTGCACGACACGGTAGACCACGTATTGGGTGCGGAGCAATTCGTATGAGAGAGCGCGACATCGAGACGTACCTTGTCGAGCGCGTGAAAGCAATCGGCGGCGAGGTTCGCAAGGTTAAATGGGTTGGTCGTAGTGGCGCGCCTGACCGCTTCGTGATGCTCAGAACGGGCTTACGCGTCGGTGAGTACTACACCACGTCTGTCTGGGTGGAACTGAAAGCACCCGGCGAGAAGGCGAAGCCGCACCAGCTGCGCGAACATAAGCGTATGCACGACATGGGGCAACTGGTTGAAGTGATCGACTCATTCGAGGGTGTTGATAGATTACTGGGGATCTCCAAATGAAACGCGACTACACGCCACGCGAGTACCAGGGCATCATCGGCCGTCATATCCTTGACGTCCCGCGTGGTGCAGTCTGGGCAGGCATGGGGCTGGGTAAAACCGTCTCCACGCTGACGGCACTTGATACCTTGTTCATGGCCGGTGAAGACGCGCCCGTGCTGGTGCTGGCTCCGCTGCGCGTGGCTAAGACCACATGGCCAGAAGAAGCGAAGAAGTGGAGTCACTTCCGCCAGATCGAGGTGATGCCTATCGTCGGCAATGAAGCCGAGCGGCGCCGTGCGCTGGATGCCGACGCGTCGGTCTTCACCACCAACTATGAGAATCTAGTCTGGCTAGTCAAGCATTACGGTGACCGCTGGCCGTTTCGTACTGTGGTCGCCGATGAAGCGACCAAACTCAAGGGCTTCCGCTTACGTCAAGGCGGCAAGCGCGCCCAGGCACTGGCAAGCGTGGCGCACACCAAAGTGAAGCGCTTCATCAACCTAACCGGCACACCTTCGCCGAATGGCCTTGAAGACCTGTGGGGTCAGACATGGTTTCTCGATGGCGGTGAACGCCTTGGCCGCACCTTCACGGCGTTCCGTGAGCGTTGGTTTCAGAAGTCCTTCGACGGGTACGGGAGCATCGCACTGCCAAGCGCCCAGGGCGAAATGCAGGACAGGCTGCGCGACATCTGCCTGACGATCGATGCGAAAGACTACTTCGATCTGGATGAGCCGATCGTCAACAACATCTATATCGATCTGCCGATCCGCGCCCGTGAGTTGTACCAGGACATGGAGAAACAAATGTTCATGGAACTGGAAGGCCATGAGGTGGAAGCGTTCAACGCCGCAGCGCGCACCGGCAAGTGCCTACAGATCGCCAATGGCGCGGCCTATATCGACGACAAACAGAATTGGAAGGAAGTACACGATGCGAAGCTGCAAGCGCTTGAAGAAATTATCGAAGAGGCAGCAGGCGCTCCTGTGCTCGTCGCCTACCATTTTAAGAGCGATCTGGCGCGAATACTGCATACCTTCCCACAGGCGCGCAGCCTTGATGCTAACCCGAGCACTATTAAGGAGTGGAACGAAGGGCGCATCCCGGTACTGCTTGCGCACCCTGCTTCTGCCGGCCACGGGCTGAACCTACAGGACGGCGGCAATATCCTGGTGTTCTTCGGACACAACTGGAATTTGGAAGAACGCTTGCAGGTCATCGAACGAATCGGCCCCGTCCGGCAGAAGCAAGCAGGCCACGACCGCCCGGTGTTCATCCACAACATCATTGCGCGCGACACGGTGGACGAGATGGTCATCGAGCGGGTCGAAACGAAACGGGAAGTACAGGACATCTTGTTAGCAGCCATGAAACGAAAGGGTTACAAATGAAATTCACACACCAGAAAAAAGTATATCGCGCCGTCTGCCTGCAATGGAACGGGCAAAACTTCGACGCAGTCACCGACACACTTCGCGGGTTGGGCTACGACGATTTCGAAACATGGGGCGATCGGATCATGGCGCGAGGCAAAGGCCTCTCCTTGCTCGCTGTCGCTCAAGGTAATTGGCTCCGTATCGGCGAGAACGGTTCATTCAAGATCATGCGCCCAGACGATTTCGCCCTGCTCTACGTACCGATCCAGTGCGACGAAGACGGTGGCGATGGCTGGGCAGGACTTGACCAGACGCAAATGCAGTAGACCAAACACAATTCACGCAACAACAACCAAAGGAGAAAAGCACCATGAATACCCCAGAACTAAACGAAGGTGAAATCTACGCCGGTGCGATCATCAACCCAGACGGCACAGGTCACCATTTCACTTTACTCCCCGGCGACATCGATGCCGCAAACTGGGATGACGCGATGGAGTGGGCGCAGTCTATCGGCGGCGATCTGCCTGATCGTGTTGAGCTGGCGCTGCTCTACAAGCGTTTGCCTGAGCAGTTCGAAGAGACCTGGTACTGGTCGGGCGAAGAGCACGCAGCTGATTCAGATTATGCCTGGTATCAGGACTTCAACAACGGCTATCAGAACTACAACCGCAAGCTCCTCAAGTTGCGCGCCCGCTCAGTCCGCAGATCGAAAATTTAATTAATTAAGGTTTTATCCGCATGGAAAACCCATCTAACCCGCTCCTGTACAAAGCAGCGTATGACTTGCTCAGTACCGTCGTTGATCTGGTCAGCAATATGCCAAGGGGCTTTAAAAACTCCGTAGGCATTACGACCAGCGATGAGTGCATGGCTGTCGTCGTGCTGATCTTTCGCGCCAGTTGCGCGCAAGAGAAAGCAGAGTACGTCAGTGAGCTTACCGAACGACTACAAGTCACTGAGTTGTTATTGCGTCTGTCCAGGGACAAGAGGTTGATCTCAACTGGACAGTACGCAAACGCGATCGAGCTGACAGGCGATGTCCGGGCGCAGGTTAGTGGGTGGCCGCGTTCAGCGATATCGTCTGCCAGGAGATAGTCATGGCTACCACTTCAGTACGAGAATTTAATCTGGTCGTGCCGCTGGCGAAAGCCACCGACAAGCGCACCTCAGATACCGCCAGCGCCTGCTGGGTCAGGTCTGGCGCAGTTTCCTTAGGGAGCAATCCTCAAGGCGACGTGGATAGCACGAATGGTCGCAGCACGCAGCTAATTCAGATTATGCCTGGTATCAGAACTTCAACAACGGCAATCAGAACAACAACCACAAGAACAACAAGTTGCGCGCCCGCTCAGTCCGAAGATCATACCGTAGGCCACCATGCTGACTTTTCTTTCGAGGAACTGGTTCAAGCCTACCTCGATTGCCGCCGTACAAAACGCAGCAAGTCATCTGCTCTTGCGTTCGAGCAGCATCTCGAAGCGAATCTATATTGTCTCGACCGGGAACTGAGAGACGGTACGTACGCACCCGGGAAATCAATCTGCTTTGTCATCACGCGACCTAAACCCCGCGAGGTATGGGCGGCAGACTTCCGTGACCGCGTCGTGCATCACCTATTGTACAACCGCATATCGCCGCGCTTCTATGCCGGTTTTAGTGTCGACAGTTGCGCATGTATACCAGGGCGCGGGACACTCTACGGTGCCGAGAGATTAGAAGCCAAGATCAGAAGCATCACGCAGAACTGGAGCAAACCAGCTTACTATTTAAAACTCGATCTGGCTAACTTCTTTGTCAGTATCGATAAAAGAATCGTGAGGGAATTACTCTCGAGGCGTGTCACAGAATCATGGTGGATGGCGCTCACCGATACGGTTCTATTCCACGATCCCCGCAAGAACTTTGAGTTTAAAGGCGACCTCAGCAAAACGGATCTCGTACCGGCGCACAAGAAACTAGCCAATCACCCGGCTGATTTTGGATTACCGATCGGCAATCTGTCGTCGCAGTTCTTCGCTAACGTCCTGCTGGACGCACTGGATCAGCACGTTAAGCACGACATCAAAGCGCGGCATTACATCCGTTACGTTGACGACTTTATCCTACTGCATGAGTCTGCACAGTGGCTCAATAACGCCAAGGCTGACATCGAGGCGTGGCTGCCCGCGCATTTAGGCCTACGTCTTAATCCTACGAAAACCATATTGCAACCGGTGTCGCGCGGCGTGGACTTCGTCGGGCAAGTGATCAAGCCATGGCACAGGGTAACCCGCAAACGCACGGCCAATGATGCGATGTACCGCGTGTCGACCATGCCGGCACCTGAACTATTTGAGGCGGCTAATTCCTATTTTGGCTTGTTCGGGCAAGCAACGCACGGACGCCAAAAACGCGCACAGCTAGCCAATATCCTCCGGAAACGAGGGTATTCAATAAACACCAGCATAACAAAAACATATAGAAGGAAATCAGCATGAGTATGTTCCTGACGGCAGAAGATATATCAACGTTAACCGGCAGGCAGCGCAGCGATGCCTAAGTAAGGATGCTTAAATTTATGGGCGTCGAGCACCGCATACGGGCCGATGGCAAGGTCGTTGTACTCCGTGCCCATGTTGAGTCCGTATTCGGTATAGCACCCGCCAGCAACAAAAAAGTTAAAGAGTACAAGCTCGATCTAAGCACAATCCGGTGAGGCACACAAAATGGCACCCAAACGAAAAGCTGAAAATAAAGGACTACCGGCGCGCTGGAAGCTTCAGCACGGCGCGTACTATTACCGCGTCCCTCCTGGTCTGGAAATGCTATGGGACGACAAGCAGTTTTTCCGACTGGGTAAAACCTTGCCCGAAGCATATAAAGTATGGGCGGACAAGATCGGATCGAGCGAGAAGGCGCACACCATTGGCCAGCTGCTCGACCGTTACATCCTCGAAGTCGTACCGACCAAGGCTATAACGACTCAATCGGGCAATCTAGTATTCATTAAGGCACTTCGCGCCACCTTCGGGGAATTTCCACTTGAGGCGATGAAGCCGATACTCGTGCACCAATACGTAGACGCACGCTCAGCCAAGATTTCCGCGCACCGCGAAGTGGAGATTCTTTCGCACGCGTTCACCAAGGCCGTGCAGTGGGGCTATCTGGATCGCCACCCGTTCAAGGGTGAGGTACGACTAGAAGGCGAGAAACCCCGCACCCGCTACGTTGAGGACTGGGAACTGATCGAGGCGCTGTCCCTACCGGCCATGCGCAAGAAGGGCAGCGTGAAGATGATCCAAGCGTATCTGAAGGTTAAGCTGCTAACTGGGCAGCGACGCGGCGACCTGTTACGCCTGACGGCAACTGACATGCAAGCGGACGGCATTCACATCATGCCGAGTAAGACAACGAACAGCACCGGAAAACGCCTGATCGTCCAGTGGTCTGACGAATTGCGTGCCGCCGTTGCCGAAGCGAGGGCTTCGCGCCCAACCATCTCACCTTTTTTGTTTTGTAACAAGTTTGGTGAATGCTATATCGACGAGGCAACTGGAGAAGCACACGGCTGGGACAGCATGTGGCAACGCTTCATGGATCGGCTGCTAAAAGATACTAAGATCGAAACGCGATTTACGGAACACGACATACGCGCGAAGTGCGCGAGCGATGCGACTACTCTTGCGCACGCTCAGCAGCTGCTTGCGCATGCAGATGGGAAGACGACAGAGCGGATTTATCGCAGAAAACCGGAGATGGTAAAGCCGTTGAGATAG